TGCATAGTTCCACTAGCTGTAGTATTACCAAAATCTGTAGAGTTTCCTGTTGATGCAATAGTTACATAATCTATTGTATTAACATTGCTACCATTATTACCAGAAATATTTAAACCACGGGTAGAATTAGCTACACCTGCTGCATCTTTTCTAGCCTGAGATAAATCACCAAAGTCTCCTGTAGTCCCACCACTGCTATATGTGCCATAATCCATATTTGCTTTATAGGTAGTGCTTACAACACCACCAGCCGTAATCCATCTAGTTGCTCCACCTAATGCTGCACCGTTCCTATAATCAGCATTAGTTAAGTCTCCATGATCTGTACCGTTTCCTGTAGTTGTAATAATAATTTTAGTAATATCTGCACCTGGCCTAGCTTGAGATCTAAAGAAAAGACCTGTTGGTTCTGAATTAGCTGCATTAGGCCAATTACCACCTCTAACATAATCATACTGATCTTGTAAGTTCCACACACCAGAAGCTGCACTGTTTCCAAAAACACCATTAGGTTCTACTTTTGTGGCAGATATTATGTTGCCTGTCATTTGTTTGTACGACATTAAAATAATCCTCCGTGTGCTGAAGATACAGCAGCTGGATTTTCAAAGTTAGCAGCAGAAAGATCACCAAAGTCAGTAGCATTGCCTGTAGAAGCAATAGTAATATATTGTATTACATCAACTACAGCCCCACCCGCATTTCCTCCAGCAAATAAACCTCTAGTATGACTACTAGTAGACATAAAATTTCTGTTTCCTGCAAGTAAATCACCAAAGTCTGTAACATCACCAGTACTAGCAATAGTAATATATTCTATCACATTAATATAATCAGTGCCTGAACTCCTACCACCACCAAATATTCCCCTTGTAGAACTAGAATGACCACCCATGTTATATTTAGCAGCAGAAAGATTACCAAAGTCAGTAGTATTACCTGTACTAGCAATAGTAATATATTCTATAGTATCACTATAACTGTCACTTGCCGTTGGTGTACCAAGAGCTATTACCCCTCTAGTAGTGCTAGAGTGACCAGTTCCCCTTCTTGATATAGCACTTAAATTACCAAAATCTGTAACATTACCAACAGAAGCAATAGTTATATATTCCATAACATCTACATTATTTGGAGCGTTATAGCCACCAGCAAACACACCTCTAATATTACTAGAAACTGCCGTCAAATGAAGTTTAGTAGCAGAAAGATCACCAAAGTCAGTAGCATTTCCTGCTGTAGCTATTGTTATATAATCCATTACATTTGTTGCACTAGAGCCACCACCAAAAACGCCTCTAGTATAACTTGAGCAACCAGCAAGACGTGCCCTTGCTAATGTCATATCACCAAAGTCTGTAACATTACCTGTTGTAGCTATAGTTACAAACTCCATAGTGTTTACTGCAGAACCACCCATCTCACCACCAGCAAATACTGCCCTTGCTGATGATTGTGCAGATGCAGATTGAATATCTTCAGGATTTAAAGGCCAATCTGCTGCATACTGATACTGCGTTGAGAGGCTCCATACGCCATTATAGTTGGGCATTATCCTAGTCCTCCGTGGGCATTAGATACACCAGTAGAGGCATTAACAGGAGTAACTAAGTCACCAAAGTCAGTGGAGTTACCTGCACTTGCTATTGTTATATAATCCATTGTACTATTATATGCATCACCTAAATTATCTGTATTACCTCCTGCATGTACACCTCTTGTTGTACTAGAAGTACCAGTAACATATCTTCTGTCTACAGTAAGATCACCAAAGTCAGTAGCATTTCCTGTACTTGCTATGGTAATGTATTCAACAGTTTGTCCTGTTGTTGGGCCTCCAGTAAAAACACCTCTAGTAGCACTTGATAAACCACAGCCTTGTGAAGCAGTTCTGGTTAAATCACCAAAGTCTGTAGCATTACCTGTACTTGCTATAGTAATATAATCCATCACATTTTGCATCTGAATACTGTTATTATAACCACCTGCAAATACTGCTCTAGTAGATGAAGCAAGAGCAAAAGGATCACGAGCGACAGTTAAATTACCAAAGTCAGTAGAGTCACCTGTACTTGCTATAGTAATATATTCTATTACATCTACTCTAGCCATTATGTAATCCCCAAACTAAATACACCTCGTGTGCTACTACTTGCACCTCCATTAGCATTAGGATTGTGGGCAGTAGATGCATCACCAAAATCTGTAGCATTACCAGTTGAAGCAATAGTAATATAATCTATTACATTAGAATTACCCGAAGCAGAACCACCTGAATAAACACCACGAGTGCTACTAGCCATACCTCCCCTAGAGGTACTAGTAATAGTCATATCACCAAAATCAGTAGAGTTACCTGTTGAACTTATTGTTATATATTGCAATACATTTGACTTTGTGTCGTCACCACTAAATCCTCCACCAAATACACCCCTAGCAGCAGCAGGTGTAATACTATCAGTTGCATCACTAGCAGCAGATGTACCATAAGCATTAACTGCATAAGCTCTAAATGTAACAGCAGTACCTAAAGTAAGACTACTTACACTAATGGGAGAAGAACTACCTGTAGCACCTATACCATTACTAGCTGTAGCAACAAAACCTGTAATAGCAGATGTGCCTGTATCTGCAGGAGCAGTAAAACTAATACTAGCTACACCATCTGAACCACCACTAACAGTAACACCTGTAGGTGGATCAGGTGCATCTAATCCATCAGTACCAATAAAGCCACCGTTACGTCTTGCCATTATTATGCATCATCCATAAGTTCAAAGCTACACAAGTATGTTAAGTCACTAGCTGCAGAAGCGGTAACTGCAAGTAAGTCTGTTTCATCTAAGTAAAATCCATTGTCTTTACCTACAACAACTAGTGTTGCATCAGCAGGTACAGAGACTGTCTTAGCTATAGCTACATAGTTAGAACCATTGTCTACACTTACTTCTACTGTAACATCAGCAGCATTAGTACCATCAATGTTTGCAATAATTAGTGTGTTTACTTTAGCAACTTTGTCAGCAGCTACATCAATAATATTTGCCCTACTTGTTGTTATTGCACCAGCTACTGTTGTAGGTGTGATACTTGATACGTTAATTAAATTAATTACGGCCATTTATTTTTTCCTTTATCCGAATACGATTGCCATAGCAATAGCAAAACCTTTAGTAGCTAAACCATCACTAGCATAAGTTTTTATATCTGTTGCTGGAATAGTCTTCATTGTTCCACCATCATTAACTACAAAACCATCTGCATCTGCTACTGTTATTGAACCGCCAACAGAGGTGTTACCATCTAATAAGTTCAATTCTGATGCTGTTGCTGTAACACCGTCAAGAATATTAAGTTCAGCAGCAGTAGATGTTACACCGTCAAGAATGTTTAGTTCTGCAGCAGTAGATGTTACACCATCAAGAATGTTTAATTCGGCAGCGGTAGATGTTACACCGTCAAGAATGTTTAGTTCTGCACCAGTAGCAGTAACTGCAGTACCACCATAGTTTAAATTACCTGCACCTATTACAATCTCGCCTGTACCTTTAGGCGTAAGTGCAATACCTATATTAGTATCACCACCTGTAGCTGCAAGTATAGGATTACTACCACTAGCATTATTAGTTATCTCTAATTGATTTACGGCAGAGCTTGTTGTTTGAAATACTACAAGTTCATTACCATTAGCATCAGCTAGAAATCCACCATCAGCTATTTTAGGTGCAGTAAGTGTTTTATTAGTTAGTGTATCTGTAGAAGCTGTTGAAACTAAATTAACATTACCGCCTGTGCTTGGGAGTGTTAAAGTGTTTGAAGCCGCTTCAGAGTGTGGTGCTCCTTGAAGTATTTGTGCATGGGCATTACTAGACTCACAATAAAATTTAATTTGTGATTGTGCACCTGCATTCTTTAAATCAATTAATCCTGACTCTATTCCTACATTACCATCAATAACTACTTGACCAGAGCCTTTAGGTAATAATTTTAAATCAATATTAGTATCACCACCAGTAGAAGCAATCTGTACACCACTACCACTAGCGGCATTTGTAACTTCTATTTGATTGACTGCAGAGCTAGTAGTTTGAAAAACTATCTGTTCATTACCATTTTCATCACCAATAAAATGTGCATCGTCAATAAGTATATTTTGAGAGTTAGTATCTAAATTACCACCTAGTTGTGGTGAAGTATCATCAACAAGTTCACTCATTGTACCTGCAGCAAGTCCAGAAACTATAGCACTACGTTGAATTTTTTTAAGGCCACCACCAGAAGTATCAACAGCAAGAAATACATCATCGTTGGCTACCGTACTAATTTCTGATAAATCTCCTATAGTAGTATTACTTACATCAAGAATATTTAACTCTGCTGCAGTAGCTGTTACACCATCTAAAATGTTTAATTCAGCAGCAGTACTAGTTACGCCATCCATAATATTAAGTTCAGCAGCAGTTGCTGAAATAGCTGTACCATTAAAATTAATAGCATCTAAATATGCTGTACCATCTATGTATATATCTTTAAATTCTAATGAACTAGAACCTAAATCTACGTCATTATCTGTTGTAGGAAGTATAGAGCCATTGTTAAATGTAATCTGTGTTTCACCGCCAGTAGTAATTGTAATTACATCTGAACCACTAAATGCTATATTTGTGTTTGTATCACTATCACCAGATATGCTATCTAATTGTATGTCACCAGCATTAGTAAAGTTTGAGTCACTAAGGTCAAACGTTCCTGTAACATCTAAGTTACCACCTATAGATAGATTACCAGATATATCTACTGCACCATTTATATCAACAGTAGTAGCAGCAATTTGTATTTCTGTATCAGCTACAAGATCAAGTTGACCATCGGCACTAGAATTAATATATATAGCGGTATCACGAAACTGTATTTTTTCTGAAGTTGCAATAAGAATGTCATCAGAAAATTCAAAGTAATCTTCATCTTCCATCCATTTTAAAACACCGTCATTTGTTTCACCATCAAAGGTTATAACAATATCTGTACCTGAAGTACCTGCACCAAACGTTAAAGCATGACCCGCCATTGTACTAATGGGACCACCTTCACCTGTAGTACCGTCATGTGTGTGTCCTGTGCTTGCTGCAAATGCAGCTAATAGTTGATCAAATTCATCATTAGTGTGTGCTGCAGTAATGGTATCTCCATCTGCGTAAGTTGATTGTCTTGTGTATGTAGCACCCATTTAACGTCTAGCTCCTAATTGATATTCTAGTTGAAACCCTTTTAAGGAGTATGGGTTACTTTCTCCATCATCTTCAACTTTAAGTATTACAGAAAAACCTGATCCTTCAACAGCTTTTCTATCTAAAGGATCTTGACCACCACCATAAACAAATTGAGTAGCGCTAGAAGTTGTACTATATACTGCAACTCCATAAGATGCTGCTAAATTATCTGTAGAAAAAGGATAAACTGCTGGTCTAGCTGAGTTTTTATCTTCATTATCATAACGTACAATTAAATCAGCGTCAACACTTCCTTCAGGTCTATAGTTAATAATAACCTTTTGCATATGTTTACGTATGCCAGAATCGCCAAACACCATGTCTGGCCCTCTGTATTTACCTTTTATAGTTGTTCCATCAAAGGTACTTCCTATTTCTTGTCGTTGTACAAATCCATTAATGTCTCCATGTAAAACAATAACATCACCTGTTTCTACAAAAGTATCTGTACATGTAGTTTTAAAACCTTTAAGTTCTGAAAACTCAAAACCTTCTTTTTTTAAAACACAAGTAGCTCCTTTAGAAAGTTCAGCAGATTGACCTGTTTTATTAAAAAATATTCTATATTGAGTTTTGTCTGGAATAACTACACTATCAAAATCTACTGAGTTACTAATATTTTCATCAAAAATAGATTGTATATTTTTACTAATTGTTCCTAGCTCTGTATCGCCAATACGTTCTGTAGCAGCAATAGTACGTAATCCATCAGGACCAAGAAATATTAAATCACCTGCAAATTCTTGTACAGTAAAACTATTAATACACCCAATACTTCTAGTAACAGGTTCTACAACAAAATCAGAACTAGAAGAACCTGTCAATTTAAATATTCTATTTTCACAAAAAATAAATAAACTATTACGAAAAACTTTTAATGCAACAACAGTATCATCTACCTTAACGCTACCTGCACCATTACCTGTATTAAATCCATCTTCATTAAGAGGTTCACTAAATATTACTTCTTGTGGTGTAGTAGATTTACCCGCATAAAACATATGGTTTCTATACGCAGCTACTACAGTTGAACCTGCTACACTACTATCTGTAACATCTGTAGCAGACAAAGAAGTGTTAAAAACTACAGGTGCATTAACTTGATCTACTAAAATAATTTTTTCATTGCCATCAAAATTAAATCTTTCAAACTGATATTTATTAGCATTAGTTCTATCTGTATCTATTTGTGTCCATTCTTGTGATACTGACGAATCAGTAGTGTGTGCTGCAGCAGTAGTGCTTGAAACTGCCCTAGTTACACCTGTAAAAGAATTTGCTGTAACTCCTGTGTAGGTAAACTTTTCATCACCTATTTGAATAGTACCACTGGCAGAAAAACCTGTAGTAGAATCTACAGTTAAAGCACCTGCACCAGACATACTAGTACTTGATTCAACACGAATAGATAATTGTGTAGAGGCAGAATAGTATATTCTTTCACCTCTAGCTGCTAATACTTTATTATCAAAAGAAGCAACCATTAAAGGTTCTTCAGCAGTAGTATTGGTAATAGGTATTACTTGATTAACATATTTAGTATAGCCATTTATTCGTCTATAACCACCTTGAATATCAGGCTCAAAGTTCTCTAATTGTAATGCCTGTCCTGGGTCCATTAAGAAACTAGAACGGTTAAGAACTAATCCACCTTGACAGTTAAATGCAACAGGTTGTAATTGAGCATTATCAGGCATTAAGAAATAGTTCCCATCAAAGTATTACCATAGCCTGTTGATCTTTCAATATAAGTAGATCTAACATATTCATATTTATTAATAAGAAGACTTTGCATATTTTTAATTCCTTGTTGGAATCTATCAAACGTTATTTGATATTGCTGTCCTTCTCCACGATATTGATATACAAAAGCAGAAGCACCATCTACAATTACAGGAGCAAATCTTTCAGGTATAGTAGTAGTATCTCCATGTGCATCTAAGTCACTAGGAAATGTAAAATAATCAAACGTTAATGTGTATTGTTTATCAGGCAAAGGATATAATAAATAATTATTGTCAGGTGAACGTACTATAAACTGTGGTATTCCACCATTCTCAAACTGTGTTACAGTTACTCCACTACTATGTGTAGCTGCAGTAGTACTATTAGCACCACGAGTGCACCCTGTAATATCATTACCTAATATACCTGTATAGGTAACTTGTTCACCGCCAATGTGTACAGTACCAGATGTATCAAGTCCTGTAGTAGACGTTAATGTTAAGGTTGCTACAGAACTAGAATGAGAACCATTAAGTGTTGTAGATACAACTTCATCTTCTTGTGTAGCATATTCTTTTTGAATGTACTCATTATAATTTAATGTTTTTAAATTGTTACCAGATGCGTTTACATCTGTATCTTTTTTAATTCTAGCTGTACTATAATCTACAGACTTTGTACTTGTAGGTAAAGAGTATCGTGCTACACCAGCAGTAAGCGTAGAACTATTAGTAGCATGATTAAAAGAATAACCAAACTCTCTTTGATTAATATATCTAATAGCTTCGTTAACAGCATTTTTACATTGCACTTGTACTCCCCTAGCATTTGCAAAATCACTAGAGGTAAGAGATACTTCATTCATTCTTGTTATAACATCATTAGTTAATGATAAAAATGTAAGTGCCATTAGGTTTCCTTTAGATAAGCTAAAGGGGCCAGTGCAATACCAGCCCCTAAAGTTATTTTAAATTAAGTCACGTTGAGCAACTGCAGCTTCTGTCATTGCGGCAGAAACGTCAACCACTACACAATAGACACGTAAGCGTCCAGTTGCAGGATCAGCACCAGCAATTGTTACATCAATGGTATCTGCAGCACCAACAAGAGCTAGAGCTTCTGCAGCATATGTAGAAGCCGCACCTGTATTAACAAGGTTAGCTTCACCATTAGAACCTTTTGCAAGGTATGTACCTGCAGCAGCATCAAGTGCCGCACCATCAATGATGTCATCACCACCACCAAAGTCAATATTACAAGTACAACTTGCAGTAAAAGACTTCATAATTTCAGCACCAGCAGCAATCACAAAGGATTCAGCAGGTACTTCTAGTAGTTGAAAGATGTCACCATTAGCAAGCGTAGCTCCTGCAGTAATCATAGCATCAATATCTAAGATTGCTTCAAGAGTGCGTACTGTGTTACCTACATTAGTGTGAACAGGAAGAACGTCTGCGCCAACACCAGCAGTAGATGCGAGAGTCATATCAAAAGTAGCCATAAGTTATATCCTCCCTTATGCTGCGTTATAACGAGCAGTAACGATAGCTTCTGGACGAAGTATCTTTCTGCCGTATAGATGCATACCACGAACAATGTCAGCAAAGCTGTCTTGATCACGATATGTTTCTGTCTTATTGATTTGCTCCGCAGTTGCAACAGCAGAATCATGTCCAGCAACAATAACACCAAGGTTTGTTAATTGATTAGCTGTGCCTGATGTTCCAGGTCCAGTGCCAAGGGCAGGTAGATTGGAAGATGTATAGACACGGAAACCGTGGAAGTTATTAATAGTTAGACCATTACGTAGTCCACCTGACTCACCAAAATCAGCGTTCATAAAACGTGAATCTTCATCGGCAAGAATTTCCATAAACACTGGATCAACTACAAGCCAGCGATTTTGTGAATCAACTTGCTGTTGGTCAAGCAAACGTTTCATGCGTGAAACAATCATCGCAGGGGAAACAGTTGCTGTAGGTAGTGATGTAGCTCCAGGCATACGAGCAGTTACTGGAATCGAATGAGTACCAGCAGATGTTGTCGTAATGTTACCGAAGTCACCTTTATGAAGCTGCATTGAAGAAAGCAGTTCGTTTGAACCTGCAGTAGATACAGCTTTAGTACCATTAACAGTTGTGTTAAGGGCACTTGCTTTACTATGCAGAGAACTTTGTGCATAACCAGACATATATCCAAGAACTTCTTGGTCATACTGGTCAGACAAACGATACGCTGCACGATTGCTTGCAAGATCCATAAAATTGACATGGCTATGCGCCTCTTCAATATCGTCCATTTTAAAGGCATAGTAATTGGCCTTGTCAATAACTAATGAAAAGTCTTCATCTTGCAAATCTTGTGCTGTAACATTTGTGCCACGCGCATATTCTGAAACTGAAATCTCAGGTTCTTTAATGATCTTAACGGTATCGCCTTGACCAGTGATCTCTCCGAAATAATCAGAGTTCGTAATATCTCCTACTACAGTAGACTTGCGAAAGGCAAGTTGTACCTGCTTGGAGTAGATTACAGGACTAAAATTACCATTGGGTAAATTCCCATAACCTGTTGCGGTTGTAAAAGCCATTATATCCTCCTATAAAGTTTAGGCTTGCTTATAAGCTAAACATTATCACATAGAGGCTGTACGTTTTCTAGGGTGCATATTGTTATTAGTTGGCCTACCAATAACGTTATGGGCCTATACTTGAACAGGTAAGTCTTACGTATTGTTTAGTTTTGTATTTGGTAGTTTATTATTAGGTAGACCCAATGGGTGGCTAATAATGATTATACCTATAGTTATACTGTATTAATTTTATTTGTCAACAGTATTTTATCGTGCAGAACCAGACATATCATAAATAAATTTTCCAGTTCTTATTGCTTCCATAATCGCATCGGAAGCTTTTTCGTATTGTTTAGTTGACATACTTGCAACTTGCGATTCACTAAATGTACCATCTTTGCTACCTGTATCAGGTGCGTTACGACCAGTACGATTAACAGAACGTGCAGCATCTTTATTGCTTGCAGGTTTCTTTGTGCTAATATTCATGTCTGCTTTGTACAAATCAATTGCACGACTTGCAGAACGAGCATCTGTATCATTTTCGTATAGAGCATCTTGAACCCACTTAGGTTGTTCTTCTGCCCAATTATGAAAGTCATCACTATTTCGTATTTCGCCAAAGTCAGGATGAACTTTTAATAGTTCTACTTCTGCTTTCTCACGAGATGCTGTAGCTCGCATTTCATCAATTTCTTTTACACGGCTCTCTAAACCTTCTGACTGCTCACGAGCTTTCTTAATTGCAATTGTTTCTACAATAGCTGCTACGTCAGGGTATTGTGCTGCCCATGCATCAATGTCTTCATCAGACTTAGGTAGCTTAATCTCTTTACGTGTAACGTCTTTTAACTGTGCTTCTAGTTGACTAAACTTATCTTCCCAAGACTTTTCTTTATCTTGCATGTGTCGCCTGAGATCACCGTAACGTTTCTTAAAACTTTTCTCTTCTGCATTAGTAGGTTCAGCTTCTTGTGCTTGAGCCTCTGGTGCATCTTCTTTATCTGCAAGTAGTTGCTTTAGCTCTTCCTCATCTTTATCAATGCGATTTGAGTTAGCACTCTTCCTATCTACAAATGCAACCTTTTTGGGAGTGGTTACTTCTCCTGCCATAGTAGTAGTATTCATTATAGTTCTTTCTTTCTGGGGCCACCGTAGCCTAGTGTTGGTAGGGGGATGAGTAGCCAGCGTATGAGGTGTTTATTTTTTCTTTCTTCGTCCAGCCAAGCCACCTCGACTTAAACCAGATATTCCCATTGCAGTATCTAATGCAGCACCACCTGTTTTTTCAGTTGGTGATAAATTATCTGTTTTTAATGCTACAGCTTTTGTTTTTTCTTCTGTAGATTGACCTTGAAGATTACCTACATTTGATAAATTAGGACGATCTCTATCACCAAAGTCAGGCCCATCATCATTACCCCCGCCACTTGGTGTAGGCGTAGTAGGTGGTGGTGGATCGTTAGAAGCAGATGTATCACCTCTAGGTGATCTATCACCATCAATTAAAGCATTAGATACAGATGTCCGTGCTCTTGCACGACCTACTGGTTTACTTGGCGCATCGGTAAACCCTAATTCTTGTTCTATTGTATCTCTTTGTAAAGCCTTAGCTGCATTAGGACTAATTCTCGTTAATGCTTGCTCTAGTGTAATTTCATTTAAAGATATACTTTTTAACAAGTCAGCATAACCTCGTGTATACTTAGCTTTAATATCTGCAGGATCAGAAGGGTCTATATCTCCACCTGTATATCCTAGACCAGCGAGAACTTCCAGCGTATCCGATTTTCCTGGTCTCTTAACATAGTTTTTACTTTTACGTGTTACAAAAGGGGCATCTTCTCTACCTGTATATCCTGCTTCTAGCATTTGTTTAGATATATCCGCTATATCGTCACTTGCAATGTCTGAAGGATCAGAAGGGTCTATATCTCCACCTGTATATCCTGCATTTTTAAGTTCATTATCCTTAGCTGCTCTCTGCATAGCAATATCAAACGCAGCTTTTTTAACATCGTAACTACTTACATCTGGATAAGGATCAACTATAGCTTTAATATCTGCAGGATCAGAAGGGTCTATATCTCCACCTGTATATCCTAGACCAGCGAGATCGTCTGGGTCTATGCCTAATTCATTTAAATTTTCTTGTAAAGTATTAACGGGTGGAACTTCATCATCACCTGTAAGTCCTGCCTCTAGCATTTGTTGGGATACATCCCCAGTAGGTGTTACACCAGTAGGTGTTACATCGTCTTCTTCTTCTTCTAAATTTGGCGTAGATAAACCCGCATCTGCATTAATACCAATTTCTTGTGCCTTTTGTGCTTCTTCATCTGAAACACCAAATAAACTTTTTATAGCATTACCTAATTTGCCTAGTAATGTTTTGTCTGCACCTTTTTCAATATCTGTTGAAATTTCATTTAATGCCGCAACTTGACCTTCTTTAGGTGTTTTCTTTGCGGCTTCTATTGCTCTTTGTAAGTTTGCATCTCTACCCTTGGCATTAAGTTTATTAGCTCCATATACAAATGCAGCGGGTAAACCGCCAAATATAGCTGCTACGCTAGTCATTACAGCAGGTGTATTACCTGTAGTTTTTTTAGCTTCGTTAATCCACAAATCAACTTTATTTGAATCGGGTGGATTGCCAAAGTCCATACTCCAACCACCTGCTTTTTGAAACTCTGTTTGTGGTGGGGGTGTTGAACCATCATCATCATCTGTAGGTATAGCTTTTTCTGTTTCCGTTTCTTCTTTTACAGGTGCAGAACCTTTTAGTACATAACCTGCTGGAATAGGTATAACTGGCTCACCATCAAAGAAAGGTATGCGTCTATCTGGTGAACCTTCTTTTACATATATGCGAACATCTTGATTGCTAAAATCAAAATCGGGCATACGTATACTACCACCAGACTGTAGTAACAAACCACCCTGTGCTTTCTTCTGTGGTTCATCATCTTCATCTGGCCCACTAATAACAACTAAATCAGCCATACCAAATGGCATATCATCAGGTATTGTAGCTTCATCACTATTACCCATTTGACCCATAGCTTCCATTTGCTTGAGGCCCATCTTAGCAGCTTGCCGCATCTCCATAAGTTTTTCAAGGCCAAGGAACCTAACTACATCAGCAGGAAATACAAACTCACCTTCACTTATCTGTGCAGGAATATCATCTCTAACTTCTTTACGAGTACTACCAATAGGAACTTCATTACCTGATTCTTCATCTACCATACCGCCTTCATCACGTAAGCCGCCTTCTTCAAACATATCCATTTGACGTTGCATGTTATCCATTTTTTAGTACCTCATCTCGTAGTAACTGTAACCTACGTAACTGATATATTGCACCTTGTGCTCTATGTATTGTCATAGTATTGTCTGCTTGTTCCATAGAACGATGCTGCTGTTCTATAATAGTATTTAAATAACTACTGAACTGGTCCCACTGCTGGTGGTTGCTGACCAGCC